AATGAATGTGCACTTGATCTTAGAACCGAGAACAACAAAGTGTTGATAGCGCGAAGCCATCGCGTCGAAGCCAAGAGGCTGATGTCCAGTCCCAGTGTAGTCAGGATCGTACATATCGTTCGCACGAAACACGTAGGACGTAGTCAAACCCGAACCAGGATTCAAACTGATTTGATCGACATATCGGAGTCTTGTGACTCGTCGATCTCCCCATCCTGTGACTGGGAGAGGAATACGGGAGCGTCTTGCGTATCGGCGTCTTGCGATGCCTCGTCGTCGAGGACGAAATCGAGAAACTCGTCGGGATCTTCGAAAAGTACGACGGCGCGCATAACGAGGCATTGTGTGATTCAGAGAAAGTGGGCTTTATTAATCATCAATCTCAACCACTTGCGTGACGAGATTGTCACACAAACTCAGCTCAATTACCTGAGGACGATCAGATGATAGCTTGCCATACTCGGGAAGGTAATTCGAGAACACGATCACATGGCAAGGCCCTACACGCTTAGTTGTTGATTCATACTTAGTCGAGAATACGCGGCCGTCCTTGACATCTTCTAGAAACGAGTAGGGCATCATCGCTTCACGAGAACGCGGGCAATCCATGATGAGAATCTTGATAGTTTCATCCAAAGCATACGCCAAATCAGCAAGCTTGCCAGGCTTCATGACTTGAACGTCGTCGAACTTGACTTCAATGTACGTAGCGAATGTAGACTTCCCAGCATTTCCTTCGCCATCAGCGTACCAATGGATCTTACGATCCAAAGGAGGGCCAGCAAGTAGCTGAAGAAGATCATGTTGCCATTGAAACAATGTGATGGCGGGAAGCTCAGGTTTTGGGCGCGTATCGTTGAGGAGTTGGCGCGCAAAGGATGAATACTTGGCCATGACAGCAGGATGCTCCTGACGAAGCTTTTTGGCAGACCGCTCGCCATTGTTGATAGCCTCCACAAGGGCCTCAATATCAGAACGCTTGCCTTGGGTTGGAAGCTCGCCCTTCTCAAAGAAGTCTTGATCCTTCTTGCAATACGTAGCAGCCTCGGCATGACTCCCACGAGCCTTCTCAAGATGAGCACGAGGAGAAATCTTGGTCTTGCAGGCAGCCATAGTACAAGGATTGACGAAGACAACATAGCCCTGCAAATGAGGCGTGCCCGACTCACCCACTTCCTTCCCGTATACTAAGTAGCGACAATCAAGGCCTCCCAGATGCTCAATCTCCGCATCCGTGTAATTGTTGAGCGTGAAACACCAGGCACGGGAACGCGACATAATCCACCTGTCGGTCGGTGAAATCTAGAATATGAAAATTTTGGAGAGGAACTTTTATAGGCAGCACAGAGGTTAGGCAGCACAGAAGTGGCCTGGGTAATACTACGCCAGGCCAATACACCTGGTTGGTTCCGGGCTTGCCCTCGCTTCGCTCGGGCCGCCCTCGGTAGCTTACAAAAATATCCACAGTTTATGGGCGGGCTATGAATGGAATACGAGAATGAATTTTTAATCAGAAACAGCAAACTGAATAGGCTCCGTCCAAACTGCTATGTACTCCAGCTCTACGAAGATCTCACAAGCACCGGGATCATTACCACCAATAGCAGCACACCAAACCACAAAGTAAGCTTGCTCAGTAGGACCAGCAGAACTTGAGCCTTGATAATTGGCATCACCCACAATAACGCGTTTGCTGAAGAACTTCTTAGCAGAGAAAGTCTGAGTCTTGGAGGGAAGAGGCAGAGAAACAATAATGCCGCCCATTGTCCACTTAGTATGGTTGCGATTCTCCAGGATTAGATTAACATTAGCCGAATTGACCTCACTCGCAGCCCCAGTCAGCGTAATCCCACAAGCAGACATATTCACTTGAGAAGTCGTAGTGTTAATGAATGTGCACTTGATCTTAGAACCGAGAACAACAAAGTGTTGATAGCGCGAAGCCATCGCGTCGAAGCCAAGAGGCTGATGTCCAGTCCCAGTGTAGTCAGGATCGTACATATCGTTC